GAACCCACCGACTGCCCAATCATTTGCAGTTCCTGGCCTGTTGCGCGGGAAGTGATCGCATGGACGAGGGCGGAAGTGACTGGCATGCCGTAAGCAGCGAGCGTTTGCGTGTCGACAATCTTATTTACGTCGACTTTCGCGCCCAGCATGGCGGCAATCTGCCCTACTTCCTGCCTGGCTTTCGCCAAATTACCACTGTTCACCCCATTCGCCACCAAGTCCATCATATCGCCGAGGAGTGGCAGCACCGCATTCGCCTTTTGTACCGTCATGCGGCTGGATTCCAGCGGACCTTCCGGCGAGAGTTGCTGCTTCAGCAATTCCGCTTGATTCTGCTGGGCGGGGATAGGCGCACCAACAGCTCCTTCCGGCGCACCTACGATCTTCGAAGCGTCGGGGTTATCCTGATTCACTGCAATTACACGATCAGTCGGGCCAGCTGTCTTCACTTCTGGGACGTGTTGCAGCTTCGAAGGATCGGTAATGATCGGGTTGTTAAAGGCGTCTCTTCCCATTGCCGCGAGGATTGAAGGCGCTGTCCAGAAGCGTCCGGCGGCTGCTTGATCGCCCGAGGTAAACATATTTTTCTCAGACATAGTGCCAAGGTGGTTCAGTATCGCCGAGCTGATTGCCTGCACCTGCGGATCAGAGTTCCCAAAGCCCCGCGTCATTGACTCTTGCATCGTGGGCTGTCTTGCCGTCGGCAGCATCGCCGTGTGGGCATCGGTCAACGACCCACCCGCTCCTGCAATTTGGTCCTGCATCTCCGGCGTCAGCATAGGCGAGGGAATATCGAGCGCTTTATTCCCCGTCGGCACAGGAGCGAACATTCCTTGAATCCCTTGCATCCGATTCGTCAGAATCTTGTTCGCAAGCTCTTGCTGCTGCGCGTTCAGATCATTCAGCTGATTCCGCCCATTGATCCCACTGGCCAACTGCGTAATCATCCCTCCGATATTCGGGACGACGCGGGCAAAGGGATTCCCCTGCGAGGGGTTGAAAGTCGGCTCCGGAGCTTGCTGCCCCTTTCCAATAAGCGACATTGCAATCTGCATTGCATTTTGCAGCTGCGCTTGCTGCGCTTGAAGATCAATCGGCTGACCTTGAATCGGGCCAGTCAGGTTAACGTTGTTATAGTTGAGGGAGGCCATGGATTATCCTTGAGGAATCCACTGAGACCAATCTTGCGAAGGAACATCATAGCCGCTGGTCCAGTCGGGAGTAACTGATGCGCCTCCGCCATCATAGACAGGCATTCCTGTGTTGGGGTCAAAGGTCAACTGACCGCTCGTATCTGGATAGACAGGGTTGGCTACCTGCGAGGGATCATATCCTCCCCCTCCTCCACCCGCAAACAGACTCTTAAGCGAATTCGCCACACCCGCCGGCAGACTCGACAGCAGCCCCGGATTCTGCGCAAAGATGCTCGCCAGTCCGCCGACGATGCTGGAATTCAGCCCCGTCTTCGCGTTCTTGTTCGCGGCATCGAGCTGACCTTGCAGACCCGCCGCCTGCACATAAGGCGATTGGCTCGTTCCTTGAAACTGCGGCACGTTCGGATTCGTCATCCCAAACATCTTCGAAAGTAAATCCGCCGGCAGGGTATGCTGCTGCACATTTTGATTGAACCCTTGATTCTGTGCTTGATTCGCAAATGCACCCTTCGCCGCGGCTTCCCCTACTCCTTGCTGCCTCGCCTGCAGACCCATCCCGAAGTACTTTTGCATATCCTCCATGCCGCCTGTGATGCTATTCTGCATCAAGTCGGAGTAGGCTTTCTGCCGCGTGTTGCCGAAGTTGGTTTGCTCTTTCCCCCAAGCAGAATTTGGGTCTCCGGGGTTCCGCACGATACCTTGATTCGCCAGTGTCGAGTCGAGGGCTTGCTGGCCTTGGGAGAATTGTGGGTCGAGATACTGCGCACCTTCCCCGTATCGCGCCTTAATGCTATTATTCAGCACATCCATGTTAACCTGCGGCATCGCCGGCGCACCGGAGAAGTCCAGGTTATTCTGAATCGAGCCGTAGCCAAGGGGCGACTGCATCGCCGCCATCCATCCCGGCATCCCTGCGTTCGCCCCAGCCGCAATCCCCGTTCGCAGCCCTTGATTCTTCTCGAGAATTGCCTGTTCTGCCGGCGAGAGTGTCTGCGTGACAGTCGGCCGTGAGCCATCTGTCGGGTTCGACCAAGTGCTCGATCCAAAGGGATTCGACCAGTTAGGGTTACTGCCATACCCTTGCTGGTTCGCCGCATTGGTGAAGTCAACCATTATCGTGCTCCCGCTGGCTTAAGAATAAAGTCTGAACCAGCCCATGTAAGCTTACCATTGTTGTTAGCCGTTTGCAACCACAAAGCGAGTGCATAGCCTGGAAAGTGGGAAGAGGATCGCCACGTCTTGTAGCGAGTAGTCGCTGAGACCCACGAGGAAGTATCCCACGGCGAGACATCCCACGTGGCTCCGGAGCCAACTGAAAGCGCCCGGAGGATAGTGGAAGTTAGCAGGGTGGTTGCGTAGTCAACACTGACGCCCCAAGAGAACTGAACGGTTCCATCATACGCCGTGAGCAAGCGGAAGAGGCTAATCTGCTTCAGCATCTCCTCCCTCCCGAAGAACGTCGGCGCTTGATGGACAGTCGCCATGATGTCTGAGCCGTTGTCGGAAGTGATCGCCCCGGCAGCATCCCACGCCTTTAGCACCTTTCCCCCGGCTGTGCCGAAGTACAGTTGTCCATTCATGACAGCGAAAGTCTGTGCTGCCCAGCCGGAGAAGCTACACAGCGCCCCAGTAATCGTATTCATCACCCACTGGCGCTGGTTCGAGTTGAACGAACCCGAGGGGACATTGATGATAAGGGCGTCAAAGGCGGGATACACACACGCCTCCCAGCCAAAGGTGGTAATCCCCGAGTCGCTCGTGGAGTCGGTAACCGTCGGCTGAATCTTATTCGTGTACGCAGACTTGTAATTCAACGAGCCGGTCTGCAGCACCTGCGACAGCGGAAATACCCCATTCTCTGTCAAGACGGCAACGTCGCCAGCCAGTTTAGTAAAGCAGCGATTGCCCAAAGGACGCCCGACAAAGTAAACACCAACAATGCCCCAAGAGCTCGCCGAAGTCGGGTCCGTCCCCTTGTATACAATTACTTCCCCTTCGCTGCTGATTGCCGCCAGCAAGTCGTCCGGTCCGTCGCCGCTGTCCAGCGTCCAACTCGTCCCCGAGACGAGATACCCACCCCTCCGCATCAAGTTACCGACGGGGAACTGCTGAACCGCTCCTGTGACTGAATCCAGCCCCAGAAACCACAGGTTCATCGTATTCTTCTCAATTGCCCAGATACGATGCTTGTGGAGCCAAGCGTAGATTAGGTTTGCCGGGGTAGCAATTCCAGTGAGAGCTGTGTTGGACCAGGCGGCGCCGTTGAAGTAGAAGGGGACATCAGTGCCATTGCAGAGCCACAGAAACGAGGTGCCTGCAGAATTGGTGATATTGACCGGGCTGCAGGTTCCATTGGTGACCGCTTTGACAGTTGCTCCGAAAGCGCCTCCAGCTGTCGCGTCAAAGACGCCATCGTCGGTAATAGCGTAGAGCTTATTCGTTCCTCCAGTGGGATTGTATACGGCCAGTGTTTCAACTCCATGCGCAAGACCCGTAGCCCAATCAAGGGAGCCTCCTCTTTGTTGCACTTCGCCGAATCTGGGATACCAATTGTCGAGGACAGTGGCGAATTCTGGCCCTAAGTCGACGATTGAATCTCTCGTGTTCCAGCCAGCTACAGGCGCTGGCAGGTGCTCTTGGAAAGAAGTCCCTTGCCTCTCCCGCGGCGCGCTGCTAACTTCTAACGCAAGTCTCATGGATGGCCGACGGAGTTGAAGGTGGGAACAAAGAGTGAGGGGAACGCATCCCGGCTCTCGCCAGCCATGTCAATTGGCCCTTGGTCGACGCGACCCACTTCATTCAGACACATCCGAGTTGCGATGTCTTTGTCCTCGGCGTAAGAGAGGCCCTTGGCTCTCTGCCAGCGCCATTTAACATCGGCCAAGACGAGATTCGAGGGCAGGCGGCAGGTCGCCGTATCTGTTTCATAGGTGCGGGTAATGCCCAGCGGGGCTAAGGAGTCATTCACTCCGAAGCAAGAGCCGTAGTAGACGGTGAAGGTGGAACCTGCCGCAAACGGCTGTCCCGCCGTCTGTGCAGAATAAATGCTCGAAGTGGGGTAGATGCGCAGAACCTGCCCCGTCATGATGTAGGAGAAAACTGCCTGATTCACATTGAAAATGAGGAGCTGCTGCCAGTCCTGGATGGTAAGCGGTCCGAATACCCTCCGGCGATTAGTCGTATCCCAGAGGGTATTCGTCGCCATGTACTTGAAGTCCATTGGCAGATTAATCGGGATGAGAACGTCCCCGGCCTGCTGCTGCATTGTCGCCGCACTCCAGTCAAACGCCCCGTAATTCGGGAGATTCTGATGGGTGAAAGTCTGTGGCGTTAGCAGTTGCTGAAACTCGTAGTCGTCGCTCAAACTCCGAATGCCCTCGTTGAAGATTTTCCAGAGTTGCAGGGTCTGATCATCCAGCGCGCCGACGACAGTAGTCGGAACTGGAATCTGCAAGGACGGCGCAATCTCTTGCGCCATATCCAACAAGGACATCTCGGCCATTACGAAAGCTCCTCTTTGAGAACGTCAGTAATCATAGCATCCTCTTCGCGAGCCGTATTCTGCCGCATGGCTTCGAAGTCCGGAGGAGGCGGCGCTCCATCCCTCTGCGCAGTCTGGATCACGTAATTCCGCTGATTGAGGGCACTTTCCAACGCAGTATTCTTCGCCTCCGCATCCTTCAGGCGAGTCTCCAGGCCATCCAGCATCCCGCGCATGGCGGACAGTTGAGCAATCAGCGGAGCAGTGTCCGTCTTCGCCGTTACCCAGTCTTGGGCGCGCTTCTTCAAGTCCCTTCCACCCATGCCGATCTTGCTCAGCAGCTCCTCGTTCGCCACGGCAAGGTCTTCCACCGAGCGGATATCAAGGGCATGCATCATCTTCATTTCTGCTGCGCTAGCGGCCGGCCAGCTCACAATAGGCGTGCCGTCAACCGGAAGCTCCTGCCCCGAGTTCCAGGCGGCATACTGCTTCTTATACGCATCCAGCCATTGGGGTGGGAATCTCCCCTGCCTCACTTGATCTTCCAGCTGCGGCCACCACTCATCTACAATCTTCTCGACGGAGTTCTTGCTTCCTGCCGTCGTGATGATGGCGAAGTCTTTATCCACATAATACACCCCGCCACCTTCAGCCGCTGGCTTCTGCTTGTCCACCGCCCGCCGCTCATACTTCACATAAGGGGGACGGTAGTCTTGCCCTGCCATGCCGCCGGGAGTATTGTATCCCGCTCCGAAATCTGACATCATGTGCTCCTAAGTTCCGCGACAAAAAGCCGGAGGAAGGGAGTCGCGGCCCTCCCCCCGGGTGAAGGTTACAACATCTGTTCTAAGTGATCGCACCCTGTGCAAACGGGTTGCTGATGTGGACCAGGCCAAAGCCTGTGTAGGTGAACGTCGCAGTGATAGTACCCGTCGCCGTTGCATTGGCTG